CGCTCACCGCACCTTCGAGCGGGCAAGGTGTTGGCACCGTGAACATGACAACGGCGTACCAGACAACGGGCATCAGCGGCCTGACATGGCTCACGAACCAGACGGTAAACGTCCTGGCCGATGGCGCCGTCATCCCGCAGCAAGTCGTGGATGGCGCAGGGAACATCACCCTTCCGTACCCCGCCACCAAAGTCGTGGTCGGGCTGCCCATAACGGCGCAAGTCCAAACGCTTCCGCTAACGCTGCCTGTAGATACCGCGATGGGTGAGACGTTGAGCAAGAACGTGGATCAGGTATGGTTGCGGGTGTACCGCTCCAGCGGCATCTATGTGGGCCCGGACTTTGGCAACCTGACTTTGGCGACCCAACGTGCGATAACCGATTTACCCGGCAGTGCGCCTGCGCTATTCACAGGCGTCATTCCGGTAGTGTTAACGCCGGAATGGGGAGCGGATGGCCAAGTCTGCGTGCAACAAACAGATCCGTTGCCCATGACTCTTGTAGCCATGGCAACGGACACGACGATGCGCTGATATACTGGGCGGATTCAAAGGGGATACAGCATGGGTATGGCGGCCGGAATAATGGGTGCTGGCGCTGTCGTCAGTGCTCTAGGGGCGCGGCAACAGGCGCAAGCACAACAAGCGTCACTGAACTACCAATCTCAGGTAGCGCAGAACAACGCACAGATATCCCAGGATCAAGCGGCTGTCGCTATGCAAAGCGGCACCACCAACATCCAAGGCCAGGATATCAGAGCTGCCAACCTGATAGGCGCGCAGCGTGCCCAGTTAGGTGCGAGTGGCGTAGACCTCGGTTCGGGAAGCGCAAACGATCTCATAACGTCCACACGCTTCATGGCGAACCGCGACCACGCTACAGCAGTGGATAACGCCATGCGCCAAGCGTGGGGCTATCAAGTCCAATCAGCGGATCAGGCTTCCAACGCTGCAGCCCTGGGCGCGATGTCGAGCAGCATCAGCCCGAACTTCAACGCCTTCACGTCCTTGCTGGGCAGCGCGACCGGTGCCGCACGGATGTTCTACGGCAGCTCTCTCGCCTCTGGATCTTCTGGCGCCAACAGTTCCGCACCTTCTGGGGGATAAGCAATGCCTACTGTACCGACTTATGACTCCCCCCAGGTAGCCGCGGCGCCGCTGCCTGGCGCGCAGGTTCAAGGCGTTAGCCCTCGCGTTCTCATGCAGGCTGAAGAACCGGCGATGCAGATGCAGCGCGTTGGTCGCGATATCCAGCAAGGCGCGCAGGATTTATCCGCGTTCCAAGATCGCGAAACCATGATGGCGAATCAGGTACGCGTGGACGATGCCTCGAACCAGATCCGTTCGACCATGCAGAGCCTGACTTACGACCCCCAAGCGGGTTTCCTGAACCAGAAGGGGCAGGCGGCGCTTCAGCCCAACGATCAAGGGCAGAGCCTCACGCAGCAGTACGGCCAGCAGCTCCAGGACAAGATAGACGAGGTGTCAGCATCGCTGTCCAATCCGGCTCAACAGCGCGTGTTCAACATGCAGGCTGCGCAGCTCCGGACGCAGTTCGAGGGCCAGCTTCAGTCGCATGTGATGCAGGAGAACAAAAGCTATGGTCTGCAGACCCAGCAAGGGACCATAGCGCTTGCGCAGAACGCGGCCACCAATCAATGGAACGACCCTGAAGCGGTGGAGCAACAAGTCCAGAGCGCGCAGGCTGCGGCGTGGAAGGCAGGCCAGATCAACGGATTACCCGGTAATCTGGTCGAAGCGCAGATACAAAGCACCACCAGCAGTATTCGGTCAGAAGTCGTGCGCGCTGCCCTGACCAACGGCAACCCCACTTATGCCATGGCATACCTAGATCGCTACAAGGGCGACTTCACTGCGGACGATGCCTTGAAAATGCAGGGCATGGTGCGCGGCGAAGTACAAGCGCGCACGGCCACCAGCGCAGCCCAGAACGCGATGCAACTACATGCGGACGCCTTCCAGCCGACGGGCATGACGCGGGTCCAGCAGATCACTGCGGCGACCGAGAGTGGCAATCGGCAAGATGCAGTAGGCCCCAACGTGCCAGGCCAAGGCACTGCCAAGGGCAGCATGCAGGTGATGGACGCCACCAATGCCGCTCCTGGCTTCGGTGTCACTCCCGCGCAGGACAATAGCCTCACCGAGCGCACCCGCGTAGGCAATGACTACATCGCCGCGATGGTTCAAAAGTACAACGGCAACACGGCCCAGGCATGGGCAGCCTACAACGCTGGCCCCGGCAACGTGGATAAGGCCATCGCAGCGGCAGGGCCTAACGGCGATTGGATGTCCAAACTTGCCGACTACCAGAGTCCAGCCAACCATGCGCAGACTGTGGCTTACGTCCAGAAGAACCAGCAGGCGCTTCAGCAAGGCCAGGGCAACCCTCCGCTGCCATCGCTCCAGGACATCCATAATGCGATCCGCGCACAGCCCGGCGTAAATGATGACCCTCGGGTACTGAATGCTGCCTTGGCCGAAGGGACTCGCCTGTATAACGACCAGATGAACGACCGCAAGGTCAGCGGCAGCAACGCCATGGCCCAAGCGCAGCAGTATCTGATTCAGAACAAAGGCGACTTTAACTCGCTGCCTCCGGATCTCAAAGAAGGCGTGATGACCTACGCGCCAGAGAAGTGGAATCAGCTCCAGGACTTTGCTTCGAAAGTCGCCACACCGCCGACTACGACGAACATGGAAGCATATCACCAAGCGATGCAGCATCCGGATGAACTGGCCGCGATGCCCGATGCGCAGTTCCAGGACTTCATCATGCGCAACTTCTCGCCAGCCGACCAGAAGACGATGGTCAAGCTGCAACAGGATTACCAGAACGGCAAGGTGGATACGAGCGCGGAAACGCTCAACAGCCCGGCCATCAAGAACACGCTTAACAATCGGTTGCTGTCGATCGACATAAACCCCAACCCTCCTACGCCAGATACGGAGGGGAGAGCGCGTATCGGCTCCATCCAGAAATTCGTTAACGACGACATCCTGCAGACGCAACAACAGCTCGGGCGTAAGATGACGCAGGCCGAAGTCATGACCCACATCGACCAGTTGTTTGCGCGTAATGCGACATTGCCGGGCCTGCTGTGGGGCACCAACACCAAGCCGCTGCTTTCGATGAAGGTGGGCGACATCCCATCCGCCGACCGCGAACGCGCCAAGGCGGCACTTTCCGCCAGTGGCAATGACAGCCCCTCCAATGACCAGATAATCCGCTGGTACTGGAAAAGGAACCAACTAGATGGCAAATGATGATCTGACCGTCCCCGAGGCGACCAATCAACCTATCCCGCTAGAGCTGGAGGATAACTCCGCTAGCCAGGCAGCTAAGCCGACCAGCGCGGACTTGGATCGCCAAGCCGCTGATTCCATCATGCACACGCAGGGTTCGCAGATCCGGGCCAATCTGCTGGCAACCCAGGGGCAGAATCCGGATCAGGCTGCGCAATACCAGCACCTTGCCAAGTTCACGTCTGTGCCTATCGAGTCCGTCTACGCGGACCCGGAAGGCGTCCGGCAACAAGCGGCCATGCAGAACCTGGACACCGGGAAACTGGTCACTCAGTACCCGCACCTTACTCAGTTCCTCGGTAACCAATATAACGTGGCGAAGTCTAGCGATGACATCCCGACCCTGGCGGGTGTCGAGGATGCGGCCAAGGCTTTACCACAGCCGCAAGGCGCCAATGCTGCGCCAGACTTCGGCGAGAATCCCGCGCCGCGAGCCTCAGGCTTCATGGACTGGCTGGCAAGCCTGAACAACCCGGACATCCAGGACGAGCCTTCGCAAGCGGGCGAGACCTTCCTGCAAGGTGTCGGAACGTCCGTCGCCAAGATGGGTCGCGCCGTCAACCTCATGATGGGCATTTTCCCCTCGGCGTATGACAAGGCTGCGAGCCTGATTAAGGGGCAGGAAACTACCGGCGCCAGCGAAGCTTATAACCGGATGTTCCTGTCACCGATGGAGCAGCACATCCAGGCCATGAGCTTGCCGCCAGACGCAAGCATACTGGACAAGACGTTGCATGGCGCCGGGCAACTGGTAGGAACTCTGGCTACCATTGCGGCTACTGCCGGCGCATCCGAGGCTCCTGCTCTTGCCGAAGGCGCTACGACTGCGTTGCAAGGTACGGTGGGCGCTGTGCAAAGCTCGGCTCGCTTGATGGCCGTTCCCGCAGTCACCGAGGCGATCAACACCGGGCATGACGTGTACGCCAAGACAGGTAGCCTGACCGATGCCGTGAAGGCCGCTACGGCTGCTTACAGCACGACCGTGGGTATGGGGCTCGTACCTCTGTCCCTTCCGGGCGGAATGGCCACACGCGTTATTACGGGCTTCCCCATCGGTGGTGTGACCGGCGAAGTCAACCGGCAGATCATGAACCTGTCGATGCCTTCGGGTATGCAAACGCCTTTCAACCTGAGCGATCTGCTTGTTAGTAGCATCACCGGTTCACTCTTGGCCGGTACGATGGGTGGTGCGCATGCGCCCGTCACAGATGCGCTCAGTGATGCTTATAGCGAAGGCTTGAAGGCAGCGCAGTCCGGCGCACTCATGGGGCACCTCCAGAACCTGGACCAGATGGCCGCGCAATCCAAGTTGCGCGAGCGTGATGCGGATAGCTTCAAGGCTTTCGTTTCGACCATGGCAGAGGACGGTCACGCGCCAGACCTCTATATCGACGCGCCGACTCTCAATGAAGTGCTCGCGCAGACCAAGATCCCGTTCAAGGATCTGCAGGAAAAGATGCCGGACGTGGCCGCCCAGCTTAACGCAGGCATGACGACCAACGGTGTCGTGCGTATTCCGCTTGAGGACTACGCGACCAGCATTGCAGGCACTCCCCTCGCTGAACAGCTCATGCCTCACCTCAAGACCGATCCGGACGGCATGACGTACACCGAAGGTCAGGCCTATGCACAAAAACAACAGGAGACGATGACGGAACAAACTCGGAAGCTGGCCCAGGATCAGGAAGCGTTCGACCTGCACCAGCAACAGCTCCAGACGATCAATTCAGATATCCGGGACCAGCTCAATGCTACCGGCAAGTATCCGGACGCGGTAAGCAAGCAGTACGCCGCGATGCACGAGGCTATCTACGACACCCTGGCCAATCGCCTGGACATGTCGCCAGAAAGCGTCTACCAGCGCTTTCCACTCAAAGTACAAGCAGGTAGCTTGGCCGACGGCGTGCTTGGCGCGTATCACCCTGAAAGCGGCGTTATCCATCTCGGACCTGATACCAACTTGTCCACGTTCTTGCACGAGTCCGGACACTTCTATCTGGACGTGATGCACAGCATTGCAACCAGTGACGGCGTACCGCCCGGCATGCATAACGACTTCGACACGTTGCTGCAAAGCTTCAAGATTGCTGGTGCCACGGCAGATGAGCGGATTTCGAACTGGAACCGCATGGACATCGCCGCCAAGCGCGATAGCCACGAGCAATGGGCCGAAGGTTTCGAGCACTACCTCATGACTGGCAAAGCGCCAACAGCGCAGCTCCAAGGCATGTTCGGGCGCTTCCGTTCCTGGCTCATGCAAGTCTACAAAAACCTCGTGAACATCGGGCAGCCGCTGTCCCCTGAAGTCAAGAGCGTCATGGATCGACTGTTCGCTACCGACGACGCGATCCGCGCAGCCGAAAAAACACAGATGTTTGTAGAGGCTGCCGACATGTCCGCGCACGGGACGCCGGAACAGATCGCGGAGTATTTTAACCTGCACGACCAGGCACACCGGGATGCCCTGGCCGAGATGCAGGCGCGTTCCATGCGCGATATGAAATGGCTGGATAACGCCAAGAGCCGGGCTATCAAGGCACTTCAGAAAGAAGCCAACGGCGCCCGCAAGGCAATCCGCGATCAAGTGACCAAGGAAGTCGAAGCGGAGCCGGTCTACAAGGCCGAACGCTTCCTGCGCAGAGGCGAGATGGATAAGCCCCTGAACGAGACTAACGCCCAGCGTAAGCAACGCGAAAGCACTCTGGGGTATAAATCGAAGATGGATATAGATGCGCTTAAGGAAATGTATGGCGATAATCCCGCCGCGCCCTGGAGGTATCTGGATACCGGAACGCACGGCCTCGTAGCTAAGGATGGCCTGCATCCGGATCTGGTGGCGGACATGTTCGGCTTTAACAGCGGGCGCGATCTGGTATCCCAACTGCTAGGCGCGCCGAAAATCAAAGACAAGATTGACGGCATCACCGACCAGCGCATGCTCGAAGAGCATGGCGATCTGGTCGATCCCGTGAGCATCCAGGAAGCCGCGCGTGCCGCAACCCATAACGAGGCTCGCGCCAAGATGATGGCGACGGGCCTAAAGATCCTGAGCAAGTCGCCGGTCTCGTCCACTGAGCTGAACCGTCAAGCCAAAGCGGCAGCAGACACCGCCATCGCGGCAGCCAAGATAGGTGAGCTTCGCCCGGCCAAGTACAGCGCGGCCGAGGCCAAGTCGAACAAAGCCTTGCTGCGCCTGGCGCCCACAGACACCCTCGGCGCTATCCAGCAACAACGCGCCGCACTGCTGAACAACCGGCTGTACAAGTCGGCGCAGGAGGCTGTCGAGGACGTGCGCAAAGGACTGGTCTATCTTAAACGCTTCGACCGCGACACCACCCGCAGCAAGATAGATGTAGATATCCGGGATCAGATAGACGACTTGCTGTCGAGGTTCGACCTACGGGCCAACCCGAACAATGACCCGACTCGCGCGATGGTAAACCTAGAGAATTGGGTGGAGGCGCAGAGAGCGGCGGGCATGGCCCCAAGCGTCAACCCGGATCTATTCCGTCCCGACTATCGTACGCCGTATCGGGAGATGACCGTCGAATCGTTCCGAGGATTGGTCGATACGATCAAGTCGATGGAACATGTCGGGCGCGAGCGCACCAAAATCACTATCGAAGGCGAGAAGCACGATCTGAATGATTTCGTGAACAACGAGATTGTGCCCAAACTTCAGGAGCGCGGCCAGCAGTTCACCACGGAGCAAATCCACACCCGCATAGAGGATCGCGGTAGCAGCTACATACGCGAAACTCTCGATACTGCGGCGTCAATGTTGCGCAGCGTTCACGCTCAGCTCACCGGCCAGCAGTTCAAGGCCAACGCATATGACCGACACGATATCCTGGGGCCTATTACCCGCTCGGTATTCGAGCCGATATTCAATGCAAACTACCGCAAAGTGGACATGCTCAAGAACCTGTCGGATGATTTCCGCGCCAAGGTGCAAGAGTTGGGAACCAAGTGGCAAAAAAGCCTTATTGAAATGTTGCCAAACGATAAGCTCATTGACGACTTGGCGACCAAGGAAAGCGGCCAACCAACGTACATGAAGCTGACACGCGGCAAGCTTATCAGCATCGCCACTCACGTCGGGAACGAATCGAATTTCGATAAGCTAACCAAGGGCTATAACTGGGAACCTGCCAAGGTATGGCAGATGCTCAACGAACACATGCGCCCCGAGGACTGGAAGGCCGTGCAAGCAGTGTGGGACGGATACGAAAAACACTGGCCGGACATGGTGTCGATGTATCGGCGTCTTGGCCAGACCATTCCGGACAAGATCGAACCACGGCCATTCAAGACGCCTTTCGGGGAAATGCCAGGCGGGTATGCAGCGATCAAATACGATCCGCTGCGCAGCCGCAAAGGCGAGAGGGATGCCGCTGTCGAGACCATAGACCCGGCGCGCGGGCTGTTCGGTAGAGATTATTTCAGCCGCTCCGCTACGACGAACGGCAGCATGAATGCCCGTAACGATGGTTACACCGATGCGATAGACCTGAACTTCCACACCATCGAACGCAACATGCACGATTCGATACACGACCTCGCGTATCGCGAAGCCTTGATAGATGCGAACAAAGTCTTGGAGCACTCGGCATTCCGTCGTGAGTTCAAAAAGGCCTACGGGAACGAGGAGTATCGGGCGCTCCAAGAGTGGTTGGGTCGGATCGCCAATTCGGAAAATAGCGACCGCGCAGCCGGGGCCTTGGGCCGTGTTCTCCAGTACACTCGCTCGGGTTTGGTGATGAACGCCATCGCCTTGCGCGTTTCTACTGTGCTCAAGCATGGCGGCTCCGCAGGTATCAAGACCATAGGCTACTTCACGGGCGGCGGCGAAAAATACTTTGCGTCCCGCATGGCCTCGATGGGCACGAACTATCGGGCGCAAATGGAAGAAGGCTTGCGCCTCATCCCCGAGCTGCGTGCACGGGCCCTCCAGCAAGACCGCGATTATCGTGCGACGGCCAGTAGCCTGTTCGAGCCCGAGAAGCTGCGCACACGTGCCGAGCGCTTCGGCCATGCTGCGGTAGCCTGGGCAGATCTGTTCACCGCTGTGCCCACGGGACTGGCCGCTTACGATCGCGCCATAACCGAAGGCATTCCGGTGCGCCAAGGCGGCACAGGCAAGCCAATGACCCAGGCCCAGGCCGTGCAATACGCCAGCAAGATCATTCGCGAAGCGCACGGCAGCAACATCGAATCGGCTCGCTCGAATATCATGACTGCGCCCAGCGAAGGCCTGCGCATGTTGACTACCATCTATGGGTTCATGAACAACAACTACGGGCAGATGGCAGATTCCATTTCCAAGTACAGGACGCCCGGCATGGGCAAGCCCGAAATCCTGGCCCGAGCTTTCATGTCGTTGATCGTTCCGGCCATGTGGGCGGAGCTGCTGAATGACGGCATTCCGAAGGGCGAAGAGTGGGCTCACTTCGTCGGCAAGGCCATCACGGGCGAGGTGGCCGCTTCCGTTCCGCTGGTGCGCGATGCGTACAGCATGGCACAGGACTTCCGAGGCGCTGGCGTGGTCGGCGCCGAGTCGTGGGCGACGGCCATGGTCCATGGCGGCCAAGCGGTGTACAAGCTGACCCAGGGAGAAGTGAGCAAAGGCAAACCAATCTCGGCTGTCGCGGACATGCTCGGCATGGGCCTACACATTCCTGGCCTTGGCCAGATAGGCAAGTCGATGCAGAACATCGCGGACATGGAAAGCGGCAATGCGACCCGACCCGATACAGTTCCGGACTATCTGTATAGCGTCATGATGAAACCCAAAAAGCCGCACTTCTAAAGATTTACAGACGCTAGCAAAGCGCCTCTATAATCGACGAACACTTGAGGAGACAACATGACTATCAGCAGCACTATCCGAGTCGCAGGGCCTTACGCCGGTAACGGAAGCCAGCAGATTTTTACCTTTGCTTTCAAGGTGTTCGTCAATACCGATATGCTTGTCGTGTTGACAGACAACGCGACAGGCGCGGTGACTATCCAAAACCTGACTTCGAACTACACGGTATCGCTGAACGCGGATCAGAACGCGAATCCGGGAGGCACCATAACCATGTTGGTCGCTCCTCCCGCCGGAGTCAGTTTGTCTATCACCAGTCAGGTTCCTCTGCTCCAGCCTACCGACCTGGCCAACGTGGGGAACTTCTATCCTCGCGCGGTAACGGATGCCCTCGACCGGACGACGATCCAGATCCAGCAACAAACCGGTCTTGTCGGAAGTTCGGTGAGGGGCGTACTGGGCGAATCTCTGTCCACTCTTCCTCCTGCGGCGACCCGGGCAGGTAACGTCTTGGGGTTTGACGCCCAGGGGCAACCGGTTCTCATGCTTCCCCCTTCGGGCAGTGGGACCGCACTGGCCATAGACCTCGGCAATCCTTCTGACCCTCTGAAGGGCATCACACTGGTGGCCGGTGCCGGGCGCGTGGTGGACACCATCGCTGCTCTGCGCGCTTTGCCTAAAAACGGCACCGGACGCGTGTTCGTTAACGGCTACCGGGCATTGGGCGACGGTGGCGGCGGCCATTACTACTACGACAGTGCCGACATCGCCAGTGCCGACAACGGCGGCTCGATCATCGTGGCCACAGATAACGGCCGCTGGAAACTGGCTCAGACGGCCCCCTGGTCTGTCCGCCAATTCGGCGCCATAGGCGATGGTGTGGCGGATGATACTGCAGCGATCCAGACCGCTTTCAATGCTCTGGCCTCGGGCACTGGCCAACTCTACTTCCCTCGCGGTGTCTACAACTACACGAAGCTGACCTTCGATGGTGCTGCCGGGCTTAACCTAGTGGGCGAGGGTGCAATCAACGCTACGGTACTGCGTTGCACGTCTACCGTGGCGACGGATGGCGTCAAGCTGCGCAGCACTTTCGATTGCACCGCGTCTTACATCACCTTCGACCATTCGTCCGCAGCCTTTACCGGCTACCTCGTTGAGTGCAACCACAAGCCTTCGAGCGGCGTGGATACCCAAGGTATGTACTTTTCTCGTTGCACCTTCGCGTCTCAAGGGTTCAACAAGTACAGCGCCAACGGCGTGAACCTTGACCAAGTTACGCTGGTGACTTTCGAAGGCTGTAAGTTCGGCTCATTGTTCCGCCCAGTCGATGGCCAGAATGCAGCAGGCGGCAGCTACTCCAACGGCGTGCGCTTCAAGAACTGCCAAGCGTTTGACAACGTCGGCTACTTCGCGAACTACCTCGGCCAGCAGTGGACGTTCCAGGATTGCAACTTCCAGGCTTGCCACGACGGTGCAAACCGTATCGCGTTCTCGGGCGCGGCGACCACCTTCCATAACTTGGTGTTCATCAACAACGGAGTGTATGACGCCACCTTGTCCGGAACCTCCTACCTAAACCTGGGTCCAGGCCAAGGGTTGACGGTTGTTGGAGGCTTGTGGGGCGGCCGATCCGACCTAGGCTCGTCGACCTTCCTCAATGCAACGGGCATCATTTCGGGCGTGAGTATCCAAGGCGCGTGGTTCTCGCTGTTCACCAACGTGTTCGTCGCGGGCGTTGCCGGGAACCTGGGCTGGACATTGGGCGGCGGCAACAACTTCGTCTCCTGCACCAACATCATGTCCGGCGCAGCCAACGTCGCCAACCTTACGCTCGATGGCAACTCGCCTAATACCAGCCTCGGCACCTTGCCCGTTACCAACGGCGCGGCCAGTGTGCGCTACAACCAGGATGGTAGTATCGAAATGACGGGCGCGGTATCCGCGACGGCGGGCGGCTCTACCAGCGTCTCGTTCCCCCAGAACTTCCCTACTGCCTGCTGGGATGTCCAACTAACGTTGAGGGGACCGGCAGCCACGAGTAACGTGGTCTCGCTCAACGCAGCACCTACCGCGTCGGGATTCCAGTGTTACGTGAACGGGACGGGTGCAAACGTCGTCGCCTACCGCGCTGTGGGCAAATAAGAGGAAAAGCAAATGGGTAGTCCAGAAATGATGGCGGGTTTGGTGTCGCTCCTCCTGGCCGTGCTGGGCTACTTCCTTCGGGATGCCCATGCCAGGATCAAGGATGCGCTGGCGACAATTGAGGATCTGCGACGGGATCTGAATCGGCAGCAACTGATAATGGCATCTGACTATGTGAAGCGTAACGAGCTGAAGGAGATCGAGATAAAGCTCGACTCTTTCAGCGAGGCTCTATTCGGCAAGATCGACACCTTGACCCAGCGGGTGGACCACCGGCTAGGAATGCTGGCGGACCGGGTGGACTCCAAGGTCCAGAGCGTCCAGGACAAGTTCGACACTCAGATATCCGAGATGTCGAAAAACTTTTATCTCCAGTTGCAAAAGAAACAGGATAGAAACTAATGAACCTCACACGCTTGCAAGCGCAGCTCAGCACAGATGAAGGTCGCAAGCCACGCATCTACACCGATACTGTGGGCAAGGTCACTGGCGGAGTTGGCCGGAATCTGACCGACAACGGTTTCAGCCAAGATGAAATTGATCTCATGCTTTCCAATGATATCGTCAAGGCCACCAGCACCGCGCGCAGCCTCGTACCCGGCTTCGATCAACTCAGCGACGTGCGACAGGAAGTGCTGGTCAACATGGCGTTCAACATGGGCTACCAGCGTCTGTCCGGCTTCAAGATGATGCTGGCCGCGGTGAGCGCCAGCAATTGGGATGAAGCCGCAGCCCAGATGCTCAGTAGCAAGTGGGCCAACCAAGTCGGTCCCCGCGCTAAGCGCTTGGCGAACGCAATGCAGACAGGAGCATTCTGATATGGATTGGAAAGCATTAGGCGAAAGCGTAACCAAGATTGGCTTGCCGTTGCTCGGCGCTGTGCTGCCCATCCCTGGCGGGATGGCTATCGGTTCGGCCTTGGCCAGTGCCATAGGCTCGCCATCGGACAGTCCGGAGGATCTGTTGGCAACTCTTACCGCGAACTCGGATGCGGTGCTCAAGGCCCGGCAGTTCGAATTGAGCCACCAGGAAACGATGTTGCAGATGCAGCTCAAATACGAGACGGACATGTATCAGGCCAGTGTCGAGGATCGCACCAGCGCCAGGACGATGCAGACTTCGACCAAGGCTTTCACGGTGCCGATCCTGGCCTACGTTGTCGTCGGTTCGTTTATCGCGATGGTAGCCAGTACGCTGCTTGGCTATGCCAAGGTTGACAGCGTACTGGCAGGGACGCTTGTGGGCTACCTGTCCGCGAAGTGCGAACAGGTTATTGCGTTCTACTTCGGTAGCTCGGCGGGCAGCCAGGCCAAAGACACTCTGATTGCGAATAGCACGCCGATCAAAAAGTAGTGTCTAGGCTGTAGTGATTGAGCTGGTTGAATTCCGCGACATAAGCCGCTGTGCTCTCCTGGCTCGATGGCCTTCCGGTCTGCGTGTTCGCTTTCAATAGCAGCCCTCTAAGGAACCACGTGGAAGGGAGTCTCGATACCGCTCGGCGCGACACCCTAGGCTTTTTCGGTTTTGCCATAGCGCAGCTCCAGCAGCAATTGCAGTTCGTGAATCGCCTTCGCAACATCCTGGCGCCCTTTGCCGGTCGGTTTGTTGTGGCGCGTTACGCGCTTGACCACGCAACCCTCCAGGAACCCGAGCTGGTTGGCCTCGATGAACTGGACGGGTTGGATGGCGCAGTCCATGTAATGCGCGCCGCCCACTTGGGTATCGAGCGCCGATGACGGCTTTAGATCCTCCGCCCATTGCGCTCGGGCTGGTCCTCCTGGAACATCACGCATCGATTTTTCCAAGTTTTCCGCGCAGCAGTGTTCGCATATCATGCTATATGCCTCCAGTTCATGTCCTCTTTTGCAGCGGATTTTCTGCAAACCGGCTATGTTCTGTTCAGGCGTAGTGCCCTTCGGGAGCCCGCGTATGACACGTAGCGCTTCCGCCATGTCCTCAGTTAACTTCGACAGGAATGCTTGTTGCCCGTCTTGTCGACTGATCGCGCAGCAGTTGGCACAGTCCTCGTTAAAAATCCTGTGGCCTACAGAGCAGTACGGTTTCGCCACTTTGGCCGTGGTCGAGCCGGCGTCTACGCAAGAATAGCAACCAAATTGAAATGTTTTATGCCCTTTCTCGCAATACGCGTCCTTCCTACGCTCAGCTATGCATAACGGGCAGCCGGAGTTGTGCGATGTATGTTTCAAGCACATTGCTTTTCACCTCTCTGTTTCATTGCCGCCAGGAGAATGTCTTGGACGGTTCGTTTGTGTACAAGCCTTTCGATAACCATTTCGTCTATGGTGTCCTGGGCGACGATCAGGTACATGAACACGGAGCGCTTGAACCCGGCCTGGATCTGGCGCATCGGGCCAACGCGTTCGATGAACTGAAGGTATAGTCCAAGGTTCCAGGTAAGTCCAAAAAGAACCATGATGTTGCAGTGGTACTGGAGACCATCCACGCCGTGGCCCATGCTGGCCGGATGGCCGAACCAGATGCGCCCCTCGCCGCGCTGCGCTCTCTCCAAGCCATCCTTGGATGCCAGATCAATCCCATCCGGAAAACGCTCCTTGAGCCGCGCCAAGTCCGACTTGAAGTTGTAGCCGACCAGCACTGGCGCTCCGCAGGCTTCGGAAACGATCTCCTCCAGGGCATCCAGCTTCTCGTCGTGGAGCCGCTTCCATGTCTTGCCGTCCTCCAGGTACGCGGCACCATTGGCTATCTGCAAGAGCTTGCCGGACTTGGCCGCCGCGTTTGCCGCTTCGATCCGGGTAGCGTCCAGCTCCATAAAGAATTTCTTTTCCATCTGCTTGTAATGCACGCGCACTGCCGGGGGTAGCTGGACTTCTACCGTGCGGACGATAGGCTTCTCCAGATCGAACCAGTCGGCCGCATCTATCGTGATGCACACATCCTTGAGTTGATCCTGTATCTGCCCCTGGGCGAAATCCATTGCCTTTACGCCGTGGCCGTTGTCTGCCGGGCAAAACCAGCGCTTGCGGAAACCGTCATACGTGCGGCCAAGGCGTTCACCCTTATCGACGAACCACATCTGGCCCCACAAATCCGTCAAGCCGTTCGGGCTGGGCGTGCCCGTGAGTAGCGTGATGCGCTTGATTTTGGTATGGGCTACCCTTGCAAGGGCCTTGGCCCTCGTCGCTCCCTGGCGCAGCCGGAAGCCCTTGAGCTTGTCTGACTCGTCAATGATGACCCAGCGGAACGGCCAGTGATTCCCCAGGTATTCCACGAGCCATGGCAACTGCTCGAAGTTGGTTGTGTAGATATCCGCCTTCACCCGTAACGCGGCTTGTCTCTCAGGGAGCGATCCCGAGATAACCGAAGTGCGCAAGTGTTTCAGATGGTTCCACTTGCGCGTCTCAGCAGGCCACACGGTACGCGCGACCCGCTTCGGAGCGACCACCAGGATTGGGTAGACTTCCTCGACCAATGACAGGCTTTCTACCGCAGTCAGTACGGATACTGTTTTGCCCGTCCCCATCGAGGCCCATACCGAACCCCTAGGCATCCGATGAATGCCATCAATGATAATATCCTGATACTTGTGGGGCACGAAGTCAGTCGCCATCGTGGACTACCTTGTACCCTCGGCCTACCGGCACCAGATATCCGAAGAGCAAGTGCTGAATGATGATATCCACCCCTACCCTGCTGTCCGTCCAGTACACAGAAGCGCCGTGATATGCCCTGCGCTTGTGGTCCTCGGCTTGATTTTCGGTAGGCTTGGCGCCCGTCGCCTTCAACTCAAGAAATACCACGCGACTCGAGTACGTCAAGATGCGATCCGGCACCGAGCGCCGTTGAGGGCTGGTGAACTTCTCGCAGAGGATGTTGTGTTTCTTGCACTGCGCAACGAGGTACTTTTCGATATCGCGTTCCAACATGGATCAATCCTCTTTCTTGTAGCGATAAGATTCAAAACCCGCAGCGGCCAGGGGTAGACCTTCGGTCCACTCTTCACCTTCGGACATCAAACCGGCAAGCACCTCGGCGGTGAACCGGGGATCGTCCGGCGCTTCGGCTATCACTTCGTCATGCACGGTCAGAACAATTTCAAATCCTACGGTCTCCACGCTTCGATCCTCGGCATCGCGTAGCCCAGGACATCGCGGGCTACGCCTTGTGTGATGTTCTCTGCCAGCTTGCCGCCGTAGGTGCTCATGCGGCACCACTTCCGGGAATACTGGTGGATACCCATATAGCTCAACTTTCCGTTTTCATCCACGCGTGGCGACGGATAGCACAGGTAACGCCCGGACGGCAGACGGATGCGCAGCCAGGCTCCATCCCTGCGGATCTTGTGCATGCGGCAAGTGAAGGTGTTGCCAGGGTTGTGTACCGCTGCGCAACAAGCGTAGTCCAAGGCATTCCAGTAAAGAACTATGTTGGGGTTGGACTCACGCCACAAGCGCTTGAACGAATCACAGACGATGAAGGCTTCATCGCTAAGCCCGAACTGGCCGCGACCCTGCTTGAGTTGCCACTCCAGGAATTCCTGCGCCTCCGTTATGATGCGGCCCGGGATCGAACTCCAAGCGCCCTCGGCCATAGCCTCAAGGTCAATATTGTAGGTGGCCGCCCCCGTGAGGAATGCGCCTACGCCACCCTGGTAGCCAAGCATCAGTTCCATGACCTTGCCGAACTGGCGCATATGCGAATCCACTTCGTCCGGCGAGATACCGAACGCCTTCGCATAGGCCAGCTTGTACATGTCATGGCCGAGACGGATCGGCTTTCCCTTCTCGTCATGGCCGGTGATAGTGTCATAGGCCCGGAAGGCGTCCAGCTTCCACGACTCCCCGGCCAGCCATGCCAGCACCCGGTTTTCGATACCGGCCAAGTCCGCTACTACCAGCTTCTTGCCGGGGGGCGCGACTATGACACCACGCACGGCGCTACTGCATAGCTCCATCACGGTTGTCATTTTGTGCGTCCCTTGCGAGGTTTTAGCGATAAGCTATGGGGCATCGAATACCAACACTCTCTCCGCCAGGGGGAGTCCGTCCTATCTGCGGGGTGCATTTGCTTTTTCTTCGTCGTCATACCAGATCCTCCGCGTTCGCCTTGAGCGCTTCGATACCGCGCTCTATCTCGGCGTTCTTGATTGTTGGTCTCGCCATGTTTTGTGGCTGTAGCAGGCGTCCAGCCCAGCGCCCGGTACGTCCAGCGCCATCGAACTGAAGCAAGCCACGTAGCCTGCCGTCCGCACTGACCCCGTTCAAAACCCTTTTGTACTTGGAGACGCTGGACTTGCTGGATTGAAGCCGGACGGCCAGCAAATCCCGCAGTTCAATAGGCAGATCCGGGTCTTCGATGCGGCGTTCCAAAGTGCTGCTTTGCATGTCCGGAAGCATGACGCCGTAGGCCTCCAGGATATGCGCCAGCAGCTTGTCCCGCTGGCTGGCACTCCTCACACCTTGGCCTTCGGTATCTGTGCTAGCCTCTACATACCCCGTCCGCTTCTGAACATCCGCAGTCAGAATCTTTTGTGCCCGCTCCGTAGCACGGATTGCCGCATGGGAAAGCTCGATGTCTACGCAGACACCGCGATCATTTATCTTCTGGTCGAGGAGCCATAGGGCGTACTCGAAACCTCGGTAGTTCCACCGGGGCAGCTTCTGGTACACCTCACGCATCGCCAGGACATCGAGACCACCGTAGTTCCTGAAGCGTTCCCACTCCATCGGGTGGGTATACTTGGTGGCCCGGCGAAACAAACGTCCCTTAGGCTGTGGTCTGCAAAACAGATTGATCCATGTCCGCCCTTCCTTGTCCTTGGCGTTCTCTACAGACACGCCAAGGATGTCACAAAGGGCACCCAACGACCCGGGTAGGCTGTGGGCCATTGCGCATACCATCGTATCGAACACCCGTTCGGTACGCAGAGGAATACCGTTGTGACGCATGACGGTGCGATCGAACGCAGAATTGTGTATGACGATTTCGTATTCAGGATCCTCCAGTAGTTCAAACAGATCAGAAACATCCTCGTCCCCGTCCCGGACGATCAGGGGACCGTCCAAGCCCACGGCCCATTGCCACATGATGATCTCGGCCTTCTCCGAGTACCGATGCGTCCCGTTGTTAATGGGCGTCTCGCAGTACGTTTCGGTGTCGAGGAAGAGCGGAGTCACACGACCCCCAAGGTCATTGCCAATATCCCGGCCAGTGTCACGCGAGCCATTGGCTTGCCGACGACATCCATGTTGGCATCGCCATCTGCAGACACTGACAGGAGGATGATGTTATCGACTGGCGATTTCGATTCTTCGATCTGATCGGCCAGGTCGCGCAAGTGCGCGGCGATGTCGGCATTGGTGTTGCAGTGGCCGCTCAGCGGCAAGTCGATGATGTTGGTCATTGCGCAATCCTCAGTTGTAGCAGCCAGGAATGGTGTTCGTGTCTACGGCACGCTGCGCCTCGTCCTTCAACTGAGTGAGGGTAGCGGCGTAGGTGCCCGGCACCACGACTATCAGGCCGTTGCGCAGGTATTCGGTTTGAAGGGGGATGCGCAGCTCCAGCAGCTTGCGTACTACATGCTGGGCCACAGCCCGGGACATTTCGCAGCGGTAGAATCGAGTAGACATGGCGGTCTTCCTTCAGGGATGCCCGGCTTGCGCCGGGCGGTTTTGTTAGTGTAGTTGCCGCGCGGCTTTCAGCACTGCCGCGCGTCTGGCTTTCTCCCACCGCTTGGCCGCGTTACGTCCAATGTTGTATGGGTGATTCCCGGTGGCAATGTACCGCGCTTGCGATTGGGGCCGGGGATTTTCCTTGCTGTAAAGACGACCCTGGCTGTCATACTTGTTATGGATTGGCATGTTAGCTGTCCAGTTTGGTGATGATGCGCCGTTGCTTGCGGTTCGGCGTGATGATGTTCGGCTGTGCGTTTAGCTGCGCGTGGATTGCATTGAGCGCCGCTGCGCCTACATGCTGCGCTGGCGTGAACTCAGTCTGCCCTTCCTGGCAATGCGGTTCGTCCATCAGTTGCACCGAGCAACTGCCATCATCCATGTCGCGAATAGTGATAACGATAAGTGCCATGCAACCTCCTAGATGCTCTGCGCCGGAACTACAGCGGCTTGAGGAGTAGACTCCTGGATTAGTTCGTAGGCGGACTCGAAATCCGCAGCCTTGCGGAAAGCGAATGTGGTGGAAAAGGGGACATAGTAGTCACCCACCACTGGCGCGTAGCTCGCCATGTCGCTAAACGAAATTGTCACACTGGAAGAATCGTCCAGCGTAACCACGACGCCCGTTGGAATCATGTTGAGGCCGGCGACCTTGAAAGCTACGGTCCTTTCCTGTTTCCGATAAATGCCCATTATGAATCCACCTTTACTAACGCCTCGACCGGAAGTCCTATAATCTCGCGATACCCCTGGTCTACACCGCAGTAATACGTGGCGTTTATTGTCTGCGGTTTGCCTTCAATGGCGATGACCGTCATAGTCGGGCCGCCAGATTTCAAACGCACCACGTCGCCTACTTTGAGTATGCTCACACCAGATCCTCCGCGTCCGCACCGTCGTCGATCTCTTCAAAGTCCGAGTCGTCTGCCGCTTTGCCACCGCCTGCGAAGGCGTCGCCATCGGCAAAGAACTGGATGCCTTGGAGCTGGGCATTGATCTTCTTGCCGTACTTGTTCTCCTGCGCCCACAAGTCCAGGATCGTTATCACGTAGCATCCGCTGTAGATCCGGCCATCCTTAGCGGTAAGCGGAGTCTTGTCGCGGTCCAACACCAGGGGGCGCACGGTGTTGTAGGCATTGAAATACAAGTTCCCCTCGTACCCGTCCAGGCTGGCCTTGGCATCGCCATCATGGATCAGAAGGTTGTCGCCAGCTTTCATCTCTTTTTTCAACTGCGGCCACTTGGCGCCCCACTTGGCTTTGCCGACTTCATCAATCGCGGCGCGCAGATCGGGAATGCCAGGGTGGTCGGGCGCGATAATGAAGGCTGCGCTGAAAGAGAGCTTGCCATCGTCGTTCGCTTTTGGCTCGAACAGATGAGGGAAGGCCAGACGTGCATTTTTAAAAGTGTGTTTCATGTTGTCACCTACTTGATAAGAAGTTG